TCTTTACAAAATTGGATTACTCGATCTAATAATCCTACATATATTTCTCCTTTCTGAGTATTAAATAATCTTATCTTACCATCCCAATACTTTTTTTGGTATGATGGCATATACTTTACGCCAGGTACCTCGAACGTAAAACTATCTGATAGTTCATAATATACATGTGGCTCTGCCTCAATTTTTAAAAAGACTTCGTTCTTTTTTGAAATAACCAAATGAGACATAACATCTCCATCATTTGAGTTATTTATACTAGGTTCTCTGAGTAAAGTCTATTCCTTCCATGTGATCATATTCATGTTGAAAGACTCTTGAAGCAAGTCCTTGCAACTTTATTTTATGAGTTTTTTTATCTTCATCTTCATACTTTACGACAATCTTATCAGGTCTTTTAATCTTCAAGAATAGTTCTGGATAAGATAAACATCCCTCTTCCATTTCAACTTCTTCTGAATATGATTTCACGATACGAGGGTTAAAACATACAATAACTTCATTATTTTCTATATCTCTCACCATTGCAAATGCTCTTTCCCAGATGCCAATTTGATTTGCAGATATACCAATACCATTATGATGTATCATATTATCAATCAACACTCTTGATAGATGATGTCGATCTAAATTATAACTGCACGAATTAATGCGATGATGAAATAGTTGATGTTCTGGTTCAACTAAGTCTTTTATAAAAGTTGCTCTTGGAGTAATCATTTTTCTGATGGTTTAAATGGTAGTTCTTTGGCTCCTGCGATATTTTCATATTTTATTCTTTTCCATACATATACGTCTTTCGCTGGTTCTTGACATGTAAGTTGAAAATTATGAAAATCATTCATAGATAATAAAGTCACATTTCCTGCAACTATTAATCTATTAATATTTGGTTCTGTAACTTGATCTGCACCATGAACTCTCCAAGGTGGCCATGCAAAAAAATGTCCTTGATGTTGCCCATCTGGATATGTTTTATTCATATCATCATCTAAAAAATAAAAACATTTTTTCTTTGTTGCATCAATAATATGATTGAATGATATTATTTCACATCCACCAAAATGCTCATGTGGCCAATGACTAGTAGTATTTTCACTATATCTTTGAGTCCATAATTCATATTGATAAATGCATCTCTCATGCATACCAAGTTTACGCATCATTTCTTCTATGATTTGTCCATAAAATTCATATAATCCATTAACTTCAAAATCATCATCATCATATGAAGTGAAAAAATCATTTTGAACATTTTCATAGGTAGCATTTGTTAAACCACCTGACCCATTGGTTGTAATATAATGTGATTTTTTCATACCAATCGCATCAATTAATCTTTCATGTAATTTATCTGGCATCAATATATTTTTTTCCCAAATAAGCATAATTAAAATCCTGACTGAAATTTCTGCCATTCGATGGCATTTTTAATTTGATATGTACGACCTGAGACATTACGAATAATCTCTTCAAGAAATTTAAGTGTCACATCATAATATTTTATCTTCATCTCTGCTGTACTTAACTTCTCATCTGCCTCCATATGCCTCTGTATTGCGTCTTTCTCTCTAACTTTATACGGAAATGGGTCTTCCACATACACCTCTGCAGGTGCTTTACCTGTATAGTAGTTATATCTTTCTAAACGAATACGATTATATGAGTCTCTTGCCTTCTCTCTTAATAACGAAATAGTATTATATATCGTGTAGTATTTTGAATGAAGTTGAGGTATTTTTAAGGATTCATTATGTAAGTTATCAGGATCAATGTTTGCGTCACGCTCCCACATCTCCTGAATTTTTTCAAGATTCATAGACGAGTTCTGCCATCAGTATCAAATATATTATATACAGTATAACGCATAGTTGCCTCTGCTGTAAAGTAGTTTATATCTGTCTCTGTTGCATCAAATTCTAAAGATGTTAATCCAACTGGGAATAAATCATTAAATTTTACAATTGCAACATCTTGGAAATTACTATTTAATATATGTAAACTGCCATCACTGAATAGTTCTAATGGATCTCTCAATCCATCTTTATTTGTAGTTAAATCTGCAAACTGTTGGGGAGTCTCAGGGAAACCAATACCCTTTAACCAATTATGCATCGCCATATAGTTTTGCATATTTTCATCAACGAGAAATCTTACGGTTAAATCACCATAAGTTAACTTTTCACCAGGTATATCAATGTCTTTTAGATATGACGCTTGAACAGCAGTTCCAAGTGATATCTCTGGTATTCTAGCAGAATTTGAAAAAAATGCAACCTTTGGATATTTTGCCAAAGTAAATTTAAACCCAACGGGTGCAAGAAAATTTCGGTTTTGTATTTGGTTAGCAAATGGGTCAGCCATTACTCACCTCCACCACCACCGTTTCCACCGCCACCGTTTCCACCGCCGTTACCTCCACCATTTCCACCATTGCCATTACCATTGCCATTGCCATTTCCGTTCCCATTGCCATTTTTACCGTTTCCACTGTCAGAACGATTATCAGGTGCTAAACGTCCACCATATCCAACTCGATATCCTGTTGGAATCTTTTTACATTTTTTATCAGTAAAACAATAATATTGTCCTGCAGGACATTTTTTTGCCTCTGATAATTCTACGAACTCTCTAAAAGTTCTTCTTGTTAGTGTGCTTTTATTCATGTAATTTACGAACTCTTTTGATGCATCAACCATATTATCTATATCTTCAAGAGATAATTTCTTGACAGGAAATATGTTAGACCACCTATAATTTAAATCCATAGGTGATTGATAAGCATTAGTAACCATATAATGCCACAATGTTTTATCAAATCCTGCTACTGGATTTGTAGCACTTTGACTGAAACCAGTATTACCTGTTCCATTTGGATCTGTATTCATTGTGGGAGCTTC